CTTTAAAATGGCTAATAGATAATATTGATGATTTTATAAAAGAAGAAAAAGAGCAGATAGCGGATGCTTTTAACAAAGGATATATAGCTTGTGATTTAGATGAAGCATTAGAAATAAATAGAACAAAGTTTAATGGTGATGACTATTACAATAAACAATACCAAAACAAATAAACTATGAAATACATTAAATTTTTCCTTATTAGCGTTCCTTTAGCTTTTATACTAATTGCAACGGCAAATATTTATTTTGAATTAAAAAGATGGATAAAATGATAGTTAGCGGTGCGGAAAATGCAAGACCAATAAAAATGATAGACATAGAAACAAAAGAAGTAACCATATTTAAAAGCATAGCCTACGCAGTAAGAACGACTAAAGTTCCAGAATACTCAATTAGGCAGGGTTTAAGTCCTTTAGCTAAGAAGCGATTTGAGGTAAATGGTAGAACTGTTGTTTTTCGCATACATAAACCCTAACTTTGCCTTATGGCATTAACTCCATTACCAAAACTATTAGAAAAGACACAAAAGGTTATAAACGCTTATGTTCGTAAAAGAGACGAAGGTTTGCCTTGTATATCTTGTGGAAGTCCTAACGCAAATCAAGCTGGACACTATTTCCCAGTTAAAGGATATTCAGCTTTAAGGTTTAACGAATGGAATATCAACTTACAATGTGCTGGATGCAATATGTATAAACACGGCAACCAAGCTATGTACAGAATTGGATTAGTGCAAAAATTAGGCGAACCAGCGGTAAAAGGATTGGAAACAATAGCAACAAGAGTTAAGGTTTACAAATGGTCCAGAACAGAACTAAACGAATTAATAGAAAAATATGGCGAAACTAAGTAGCAACGGCAAAGTCAGCTTTGGCAAAAGAAAAGCTGGTAAAGCAAAGAAATCCTATAACAAACACACTCCTAAGCCTAAGGCTTATAGAGGACAAGGAAGATAGTATGAAAGATACATTTGCAAAAAGAGAATATAAATGCAAGTGCGGTAGAATAACCGAAGACTATGTATGGCAGTCTTTGTTGGAGTTCCATAAAGTAGCCTGTTTTAAGTGCGGAAAGGAACTAAGCATTGAAAGCCTAAAAGTCAAAGAAAAAACGCAATTGACATCTATTAGAACCGACACAAAAAATCGATAATGGACATAAACCAAATTAGACCTAATCCAAGTAATCCAAGAAAGATTAGCAAAACAGAGTTTGAGAAACTTGTTAAGTCAATACAAGAAGATCAAGATTTGTTAGAAGCTAAACCGATTATCATTGATGAAAACAATGTAATTCTCGCTGGTCATCAAAGATACAAGGCTTGTTTAGAATTAGGCATCCAAGATGTACCAGTTAAGATAATGGCTAACCTATCGGAGAGAAAAAAGCAAAAGTTACTTGTCATTGACAATACCCATAACGGAGAATTTGATATGGACATACTGGCTAACGAGAATTGGGATTTGCACGATTTAGCAGATTGGGGGGTTAATTTAGACTTCTTTATTCCAACAATAGAAGAGCCGCAAAAAATAGATAATACTAAGAAAGCAAAGGTTTGCCCTAATTGTGGTGTATCTTTGTAATTGATTAGAAATTGATTAGAAAATATGGCAAACGAACAAAATTTAATACCAGCTAAGAAAGGCGAAGTAAGAAACCCAAACGGAAAGCCTAAAGGAATACAAAATAGCAAGACAAGACTTTTGCGTTTACTTGAATTAGTACAAAAGAAGAAAAACCCAATTACTGGCGAAGAAGAAGAATTTACAGTATTGGAGTTGATGGATATGCAAATGATTGCTAAGGCATTAAAAGGCGACCAACGAGCATACCAAGAAGTAATTGACAGATTAGAAGGTAAGCCTAAACAAGCTACCGAAGTTGAGGTAAGCGGTGGAATGAGTATCACTTGGGAAGAGAAAAAAACATACATTGGAAATACTGGTAGCCTATAATGGAACTATCTATAAAACAAACCATAGCTTTAGATTTACTTGAAGATAAGACCACAAACGAAATCTTATTTGGTGGTGGTGCTGGTGGTGGCAAGACTGCATTAGGTTGTTATTGGCAGTTAAAGCAAAGGTTAAAATATCCAAATACAAGAGGCTTGATAGGTCGTGCAGTCCTAAAGACACTTAAAGAAACTACATTGGTTTCGTTATTTCAAGTGGCTAAATTACAAGGATTAGAAGCTGGTAAGCATTACAAGTACAATGGACAAATGAGCCAAATAGAATTATTTAACGGCTCAGTAATTCTACTTAAAGACCTTTACGCTTATCCTTCTGATCCAAACTTTGACGAATTAGGTTCTTTAGAGATAACCGATGCGTTTATTGACGAGGCAAACCAGATAGAAGATAAAGCACGAAACATCATCAAATCAAGGATAAGATTTCAGTTAGACGAGAACAATCTTATTCCTAAAGTTCTTTACACTTGTAACCCAGCTAAGAACTGGACATATTCGGAGTTCTACAAACCACAAGTAGATAACACAATTGCACCTAATAAACGCTTTGTAGCTTCGCTTATTGATGACAACCCATTTATCTCTAAGCACTACAAGGAAAACCTTTTAACATTAGATACAGTATCAAAGGAGCGTTTGCTATTTGGTAACTGGGAATATTCCAACGACCCTTCAACTTTAATAGACTATGATAAAATTCTTGACTCTTTTAATAGCGGCTATTTACCTACTGGTCCACGCTATATTAGTTGTGATGTTGCTCGTTTTGGTAGCGATAGCACTGTTATTGGCATCTGGGATGGCTTTCGTGTTAAGCTACATCAGTACAACGGTAAATCGGTTGTTGAAGTGGCTGAAATAATCAAACGCTTTCAAGCGGAGTTTCAAATACCGACATCTCAAATAGTCATTGACTCTGACGGGGTTGGCGGGGGAGTTTGTGACCTGCTTGTTGGTTGTAAGAATTTTGTCAATAATAGTTCTCCATTAGAAAACCCAATAACAAGACAAAAGGAAAACTTTGATAACCTTAAGTCTCAATGTTATTACAAGTTAGCAGAGTATATAAACGACAATAAGATATTCATAAACGCATCTGGCACAATCAAAGAAAAGATTATCCAAGAGTTAGAGCAAGTAAAACAAAAGTCAGTTGATAATGACGGCAAGAAAGGGATTATTCCTAAAGACAAAGTGAAAGCGTTGATAGGTCGTTCTCCAGACTTTAGCGATTGTCTTGCGATGCGTATGGTTTTTGAATACACTCCTAAATTTCAAGTGAGCGTATTTTAACACAAAATAACTAACTTTGACTAAAATATACACAAATGGGATTATTTGACTTCTTTAGCAAAAAGAAAGTAAACACTCTTTTACCTACATATCCTCTTGGTTCAACAGTAGCAATACAAAAAGGGATTGTAACTTGGCAGGGGCAAAATGCACAAGCGTATGTTAGGGATGGCTACCAACAAAATGACATAGTTTATTCAATCATTAAACTTATTACAGATAAGGCTAAACTTGCTCCGTTTCATGTTTACAAAGTTGTAGATGAGACTGCTGCAAAAAGATATAAGTCTTTGATGAAGCAACCAGATAAGATTGAGAATTGGAATGAAATAGAAAAATTACATAAGAAAGCATTTGAAATATATACTGGCGATGCAAGATTAAACGAACTATTAAAGTACCCTAACGATGAAGATTGTTGGAGTGATTTGATTGAGCAATGGTGCGGATTTAAGTTACTTACTGGTAACTCTTTTATTTACTCTAAAATGATTGAAGGTGGAAATAATAATGGCAAACCTTTCGCATTATACGCATTACCAGCACAATATATGGCAATCATCGCCGACACTACTGTATTCCCTCCAACAAGAGTGGGTTACCAATTGTACTACGGAGAGATGTGGACCTTTGACACAAAAGAAATATTACACGACAAGTTCTTTAACCCTGCTTGGAATGTAACTGGTAACGAACTTTACGGACAATCTCCATTAATGGCAGCGGCAAGAACTTTAACTCGTTCTAACGAAGCTAAGACTGCTGCGGTTGCATCGTTCCAAAATGGTGGACCTTCTGGAGTATTGTTTATGAATGATGATAGATTTGATCCTACAAGCGGTACGCAACAAGCACAAGCACTTAAAAAGGCTATTAGCGAAAAAGGTGGTTCTGCTAACTTCAATTCAATTGCGGTGTCTGGTTATAAGGTAGATTGGAAACAAATTGGTTTAAGTCCAGTTGAACTAAATATCATTGAGAGTGAAAAGTGGGATATGAAGAGCCTTTGTAATATTTACGGAGTGCCAAGCCAATTGTTAAACGATGCAGATAATAAGACTTACAACAATCAAAGAGAGGGAGAGAAAGCATTGACTTTGCGTTGTGCTATTCCTTTGTTAGATGCTATTACTGAAAACTTAAATAGAAAGTTGCATAGCGATTGGGGATATAGAGGAACGAATATTTATGTAGGTTACGATATTCAAGTTTACCAAGAATTAGAAGCAAACAAGACCGAGCAAGTTGATTGGT